AGCCGTTCCCGCCGGAAGAGCGGCAAGGACTAAAGCTCTAAATAATGGAGACTGAGAAGTACCACCAGGGGGTCCAGCATAGACGACGTTGGCAGGTTCGGGTCCATACAGTGTCGCACTTTGCTCTTGATCGATCTCCGTCAGCTTGTCCAGGCCATTCTCGAAACTCTTCATCGGGACCGGCATGTTGTCCGTGAAAACGCTAGCTTGAGTCACGGGCGTAGTGCGTTCAATCATCAGAGTCCCAGATGCGCAGGCTGTGTTGAGAGTTACTGATCCTCCATTGGATGGGTTGTTATTCACGGCCACTACGGAATAAGTTGAGGGCGACAACACAGTGCCCGCCTGAGTTACGGTGATCGCTGTCGCAGCGGAGTAAGAAAATGGGATCGGGTAGGGGCCCACGCTGCCACTGCAAGTGTAGGACACGCTAGTACTCTGCGTCGTAACCGTAGCGCGTGCCCACGCGCTCGCCAGAATCAAGACCATCAGTAGAAAGATTCTCTTCATATCCCTCACCCCCGCCCCGCAGGGCGTCGGTCGATCACTAATCAGTCGGGCACGTCACCGAGGTCGGAACCACAAGACCCCCGCCGTCTGCGCCACGTAGCGGGTCGTGGCGTGCGCTGCCACGGCAAGCATCAGAACCGCGAGTGCTGTGTAAATGCGTTTCATTTCGCCCCCAAGTCTACTAGCAACGCACCCGGCGTGATGTCGCTGCCGGTTACGTTGCACACGCTCCAACTTGCAGTGCTCGTCGCGGATACCCACACCTTGAGCGACAAACCGCCGCTCGATCCCCAACCCGTAATCGCGTTTGGATTGCCCTCATAGGCCACAGTGAACGTCGATCCCGGCGTTGCCCCAGACGGCGCAACCAGGCCCGTCATCGTCACCGTTGCTGGAGTCGTACAGGTGTTGGCCGTGATCGTGCTCGTGGGCATCGTGAGCTGCACGGTAGCAATGCCTGCGCACGTCACCCCGCTGGTTGTAGTCGCGGTCACGTACTGGCCCGCAGAGCAGCTTCCTACTGCGGCGCGAGCTGCGGCTGCGCCTGAAGCATCAAACGTTGATGTCGCTAAATTGCAATTAAGTAGCGTGCCGGAGGTGGTGTAGGTGCACATATCGCCATCAACATATGTGCCCTTCAAAAGCGAAAGCGCTGGTTGCGGTGCGGCGTTATTGCAATTTAACAAGGTTCCGCTGGACGTGTAGCTGCACCAGTCCCCATTCGTATAGGTTCCCGCGAGTAGGCTGAGGGACGCCTGCGCGCCCATATCACCAAGCGCTTGTGATGCGGTGCGGTATTGTTGAACGTGCGCTGTGCCAGTGGATTCCGCAAACTCTGGTGTGGTTGTCGTGCCTGAGCCATCGGTCACCGTTCCGCTGCCGCTTGGTGTTGCAGCCGAGTAGCATGGATTTGGTGTTCCTCCAGTCGTGTACTCTACGGCCTGACCATTGGTAGGCGTGAAGCCGGTGCAGAATGGAACGCCCTTTAGCCCTTCCACGATCTGCGACGAAGATGATCCTCCCAAGTCACCTGCCGCCGTGAAGCCACCGCCGCCACCGTCTACCTGCTGAGGCGCTCCATTGGCGCAGATGTAGAAGTGATTGTTGTACAGGTAGTACGGGGTAGACGAGTCGCAATATGTGTTAGACGGTGTTGTTTGGGACAAGCAGTACGGCGCGAGGAAAAGCAAGCACAAAAGTAAAGGCAGACGCTTCACGATACCTCCTTAGAGTGTCGCTCTGAAGATCAGGTCGAGAGTGATTTGCGCGCTGTCAACGCTGTTCGCTGTGATGGCTACCGTCAACGCGCTACGCACGGGAGGGTACACCGGGTAAGGAGCCGTCGCGCTGGTGATCGGAGTCAACTGCGCGGCGCTGGCGCTACCGTTGGTGGTCAGCAATCCCAAGTCCATAGCAAAGCCCCGCGTGTCTGTGATGGTGATCGTGTAGCTTCCCGTGGGCTGAGTCGTACCAGGAGTGCGCCCGACTTGATACAAATAGTACCCCGTCAGGTTGTAGGCATTCAGATAGGCCGTTGGGGATGATCCGGTCAGAGGCACAACCGTAGACGGGAAACTGCCGTCTGCCGAATCGCCGACACAGGTCAGAGTGACGATCACCACTCCAGCATCGGGCACACGATTCGATATGTTCTGTGTGCTGGTGACATCGGTAACGTTGCAGGTTCCAACAGCCCACGCCGGCAGAGCCATGCCAAATGCCAGTAGAACTGCGAGTAATCGATTCCTCATAGGATTCTCCTCACTCAAACTTTACTCCAAAATCAGCCAACTGTTCCAGATTCTTCTTCAAAATGTCCGCGCTTCCAGTAAAAGCCTCAACCTGTGTTCCCTTGATCTGGTCGCTAATCTCTTGAGCCTCCGCAACGCACTCATCGATGCTGTCTCCATAAGCGACAACTGCCGCGAAGATTGGGCCGGCCTGCTGAGGCATGATCCACAAACCATCGGGAAACTGCGTCGCGTACCGGAGCTTGATCTGGTCTCGGAATTTGTCGGGAAACTCCACGAGCAAAGGATGCTTATCAACCCACGCGCTTTGCACCAGAACTTCAAATCCATACTTTCCCCTGTATTCCGGCTCAACCAGCTTACCGTCCGCGCCTTCCCAGAGGATCTCCGGCAGGTTCTTCATCATGTTCAATTCCAACTCGAAGACCGGCGAGCCGACTCTCATGGCCGGATCGCTCAGGTACATCTTATCTTTTCCGGTGCGAAACTCCATCGCAAAGAAGTTGCGATACTGATATTCCTTGAGTGCCGGACTCAGCTTTTCGTAGGCTTCCACGATCTTCTTTGGAAACTGAGCCCATTCTTTGACGACGCCAATATACCCCTGATCCTTCTGCTCATTGCCCAGCAAGCCCCGCGAGGGGTACTGGCCGTCAATGCAATAGGTGTCAATCGCCAGATCGAACGTATCGGGAAGATTATCCTCGACAACGAATGTCCGGTAATCGGCTACTGGGCCAAACTCCGCCTCCAACTCGTCCAGATGGTTCTTTGATAGTTCGTAGCCCTCAACGCAGAATGTCTCCGTGTCCCCGCGCGTGCGGCTGATTTTGATCCACAGCTTTTCCTTATCGCGACTCTTGATATATTTGCGCAGCGCCGTCATGCCCGTGACCACTTCGTAAGGCGGCTGGAGTATGTCCAGCGTCTTGAAATACTCGCGCGCCTCCTCACGATAGAGTTCCAATTCATCTCCGTTGCGCGATCCCCAGACTCTCTTTCCCTGCGCTGTGAGATATTCCTGCAATGGCCCCTGGTGCGATTCCGGAAACATGAACAGATCTACATCATCGATGATGTCCCAAATATCGTCCACGCGCTCAAAGGTTGGGAATCCCTCGCCTAGTTCGGTGTGGTAGGAAGTCGGATAGTCCGCCACCCACGGCGACGTGTAGTAGACCTTACCGAAGGACTCACTCAGTTTCTCGGCAAGAGCCGTATATACCCCGTTATCTACTACCGCGACACTCTTTGTAGAGTAGTCAGTCATTGCAGTGTCCCACCTCTTCCGGAGGCCACTCCTCGTCCACCAGCCCCAAGTCCCATAAGGGCCAGAGATTGTCGATCTTGCGCCTACGAATGCACATAATCACCGTCTCTGCCCTGGCAGTCGCATCCCACTGTTTCCTCTGCCCACGCCGGGAAGATGGAAGCCGCCGCCTCTACCTGCTCCGGGAAGTACTCCCTTCCCCGCGTTGCCTGTTTTTATGCCTTCACGGATAACCTGCGAACCCATAGCGTCTCCAGCCAATTCCAACAGGTCTTTGTAGGAGTATTCTTTGTTAGGGTCTTTCAGGGCGTTCTCCACCGTCTCCACCGCGCTTACTGCTGAAATCGGGGCCAACCTTTCAGCAGCGTATTCACTCTGATCTGCGAGCTTTTTACCGAAGCTATCTGCCTTCTTGTAGATAGGCTTGCCGCCGTACTCCACATTCATTGCCATGTGCCCAACGGTTCCGATCACTGGCGCTGCCTTGTTGACTACAAACTCCGCCGTACCCGCTACTGGCGTGTCACTCATTGATTTCTTTACCCACGTCATAGCATCCTTGGGCGCACCGGCAAAGAACAGATTGACGTACATTTCCTTACCGTCCTTGTCCTTTCCTAGATAGACCTGATCGATATGTCTAATGTCGGTCGGATCATACTTCCCGCCAATCGCTAGACTCATTCCAGCAGTCATGGCAAAGCCAGTAGCAAAAGACTTGACAAAGAACATACGGGCGGCGGAGCCTGCCGGTCCACCTTGAAATGCGTACTTTGCGTTTAGGATATTGCTGAAAGTCCAGTCCGGGGCCAAAAGGAACATGCGGTACATATCCCTCATACTCTTGCTCACACCCATCACATCCCAGTTCAGACCACCGTAGGCCGCGTTCATTTCCTTGGCGATGCTGCGCATTGCCGACCCGTATTCCTGATTGGTCGCTTCGGGATGCTTCGCAACCCAAGCCGCCTCCTGTGCCGACATATCCGTAACCTTGAACTTGCGTTGAATCACGTCGAATGTGGTTTTCGTTATGTACTTTGCGAATCCATCAACCTGCTTGATTATGGGGAGATTGGTGAGTCTTCCAAATCCAGTAGGGATATCAGACGGGTTCATCCCCTTGTAGGCTTCGTATTCGGGACCAGTCTTTGTTGTAGTAAGCCCGTAAAGAGCGTGATGCCTTTCCTGCGCCTCAAAATCTGGCGATGAATTGTCTGAGTGCATCGCTCTCACATAGCCGTCCACGCTCATGTTGTTCATGGCGGTAATGCCCATGGTCTTGATGTGGAAGAGGGAAAGGCCAAGCTCGATTGCTTTGGTGACTTGCTGCACATGCAGAAACTTTGCGACTGCGGAAGGTTTTCCTCCACGCTCAAGCAATGGCGCCAGCGCATCGGAAACGACCTTCGGTACGTAAAGGCCGCCTGAACCGCGAAGTGTTTCCCAACCCTCGGGATGGCTGTCTTCGGTTCCCTCTACACCCAAAGCGGTATTCCTCAACTCTGTCGTGAATAATTTAGTAGAAACCGCTATCGCATGTCGGTCCCCATAGATGGCGAGTTCGTCAAAAGCGTTGAATGTACGCGCCTCAAAGTCTCCAGATTTCAACGGATCAAGAAGGTTTAGATACTCTCTCTGAATTGCATGAGGGGTTTTCTCTGTAAATTTTGATCCGCCAAAACCCTTCGCGCCCTTGTCCATAGCCTTCACGAACATTCGCGGGCTGTACCGCGCAGGGTCAATGCTACTATCCATTATTCCCAACTGACGTGCTCTATCAAGCGCTTTCGTGAAATACTCGGTAAGCATCTTGTCGGCGGCCATCATTTCAGGAGTAGGTTCCAAGGCCCTCTCCATCGATGGGATGTACTGCTTGAGGTTTTCATTCGATCCCGCTTTGATCTCCGGGATCGACGAGCGAAGAGCATCGGGATTTTTGCGGTAATCGCGCATGAAGCTAATTGCCCGTTGATGCACAACGTCGGGTTCGAGTTTTCTCAGCCGGCCAACAAGCTGCGCAGCCTCAGTGACGAACATATTGTGCGGCCCGACAAGAAGAGTCCTCAATGCAGACTCGCCATAGTCGGCACCCTTTAGACCAGCCTTTATTCCGTTCAACGTAGCCCTTCCTCCAGCAAAGAACCTTGCGAGTTCCTGTTCCATTGAATCGAAATCCGCTGCGCCCTCCGCCACATTGCGGCCGGCAACCCTCTCTCGTGCCTGTCCGTAGTCCTCGGCGTGAAGCTCTTCCTTGTCGCCTCCGGCAATATCGCTCCACATCTTATAAACTTCCGGCTCGTTTTCCTTGACCCACCGCTTCGCCGCGTTGCGGTCGAGAAACTTGCCATCTGGCGTAACAAAGCCCCGCCCAGACTTCATCTCGCCGCGGTTGTAGAGTTGGTCGATGGTCTGCGGACCGCGTTGCTGGGCCTCAGCCGTGATGGGCTCTCCGGACTCTATCGCCTCTTTCTTGAGCGTCCTAGCCCGGTCAATGACCGCCTGCTCGTGAATCTCCGGATTCTGCAATACCTTGTCCGCGAGCTTAGGATCGGCCTCCAACTCGGCCATCTCAACCGGCTTTTGGGACAAAACTCGCGAAGCGAGGTCTGAATGGCTTTCATTCTCATCGGCTTCGGCAAAAGACTCACCGAAGTTAATAGCAGACTTGAGTCCGGGCGCAGGATCAGGCTTGACGGGGGGTTGCGCGGCGAGCTTGTCGGCAGACTCCTGGGGTGTCGTTCCATTCTTGGCGTACACATCCATGAGGGCTTGCTTAGACTCTCCCTTTCCTAGCATCAACCCGCCGGTCGCAAGATTAAGGGGAACCACCATCAAAGCGGAATCCTCGAAGTCCCGGAGGCGAGGCATGCGCTGATCGAGCAAAGAACCCGCTAAGGTCATTGCGCTGGCCTGATACATGCCCTTCATGGCGATGCTTGCCAGGGGCTTCTCAGCAATCATTCCCGGCACCGGAATGTCGCCTGCAACGCTGAATGCTTCGGCTCCGAGTGCTCCCTTTGTTGCGGACCACAACGCATCGCCTGCTCGATCCGCCAATTCTCCGAAGCTCTTTGTATCCCCCTCTTCGTAATTCTCCATCATCCACTTGCGCAATCCCGCATCCAAAGCTGAACCACCGACGAAACCAGCAATGGCCGCTCCGGGTACAGCAATATCCGCTAGCGCGCCTACAACTATCGGAACCATAACAACGGGATCAGTAGCAAAACTAACCAAGTTGTGAACGCCGCGCTCAAACACATTGGAGGATTCAAAAGGATCGGCCTCTTTCCCGCGTATGAGCATCCCCAATGGCGTCTCTTCAAAACCCGTCTCCGCTGCATAGGCAAATCCCTTGTCATAATCCGCATCGCGATTACGCAACTGATCCTCGATCTCATCATGGTTCTGATAAGCGTATCCTGGCGTCACTCCAATCATCCGTGCGTGGACAGAGGCTTTCCACGCAGCTCCGGAGTCTTCCGGCGTCATCTGCGGAGCGTTCATCGCAGACGGGGACGCTTCCGTAGGCTGTTGCCACGGAGCTTGCTCTGCGCTCGGTCTATCCCACGGCGCGGCGCTCATGGCTGCTTCTCCCAATTCTTCTGGTCGTACTGATCCCCGCCCTTGAATTTCCAGTCCGCATTGTCGTAGTGTTTAACGGTTCCAACGGGGGGCGCATTGGCTTTTGAAGCGGAGGGCAAGGTCGTATCTGTGGTTCCACTTGGAGGATTTGCGCTAGGGTATCGCGGAGTATATTGCCCCCCCGTAGCGCCGGATTTTATTCCCTCCCAGATGTAAGCTGGTAATTGACTCAATGAAGGCGTTGGAAGAACGCCAAATCTCTGATCTAGAAGGTCTGAAATCTGCTTTTGAATCTTCGGCCCCAGAACTTTCTGCGCGATTACCGCCTTATCCTTTGATGGGTTTGCGTTGACCTGCTGCTCCCATGCTTTAAAGGTTTCCGCGTATTTCTCCGACAACCGATCAGCCTCTTCTCGTGTTGCTGTTTTCGGAATAGCGAAGGCGTTCGTGAGTATAGACATTCCGGTCTGGTAGTCCTTGTTCGTCTTGGCTTCATTGATCGTGCTGATTACCTGCGCCTGATCTCTGCTCGTCATTCCTGTAGTGGTACGGACGGTCACTGGGTCAAGAATCTTTCCGGAGGCAATGTCCATGAGAAAATTGCCCGCGATCTGATCGCTTTTTTGCTGTCTTTCTTGCATCGCTATTTGGCGTCCCTGTATACGCATCTGTTTATTGTAGCGATCATTTTCATCCCACTTACTTAGGAGATAACTTCTACCGTGTGCGTTTATTTCGGAGTCTGGAATCTGGAATATCTGGGCGCGCGAAAGTTTATCAAGGTTTGGTTCGTACTTGTCAATAGCCCGTGTATTTTTGTCAGCCTGATTGTGCTCGGATAAGGTTCTCAGACGTTCCTCATCTTCAATCAATTTCTCCGCCATCACTCGATCCGGATTACCCTTTTCGTCCACTAAATTGTGTTGTTGCAGCCATTGTCCGTCTTTAAGGACATTGCTGCGAGCTTCCCAATTCTCGGTCCCGTCTGGGTTCTTAAATTCCGGCGCACCGAGAGCGGCATCCTTGATGTTGAGCGCACCGTTAAAGTTTTGCGACTCAGCTTGCTCATTCAAGTGCTTGTCCATGTCAATCGCATGGTCACGCAGGATGTTCACTTCAGCGGGAGTTATGTTGATCAGGTTCAACGGTCCAGTTGCGCTATGTTGTCCGAATCTTCCATACTTTCCAGCCTCCGCATCTTCGTGATACTTCTGACCAAAGGCGTCCGCATCAGCAATTCTCTGCTTTTCGTCTCCTGCAAACTTGGCCATAAACTGCCCGGTGTCCTTATAGTGCTGCCACGCCTCATCTTCGGTATGGAGTTTCCCATCGTAGATTGTCGGAAAGAGAACTTCCACCCCATCCTCATCACGGCTGGCAGAATAGACGGTTCCAGTAGTACCTTTCTTAATCGAACCCGTATCAACCTCTGGACGGTTGTACCATTGAAAATTTTTACCAAGTTCCACGAGAGTGGAATATCCAGATGTAGACGGTGGGGCTCCCTGAGTACCACCTCCCAACTGCGCAATGGCCTGCTGTCTCTCCATTGGATTGGCGCTGGTAATCGCAGCTTCATTGATTTGTTTCTGTGTCGCCTCCTGAAATGCGTCCATGTTGAGTTGCTTTTCGGCGGTGGTCATCAGGCCATTCTTGACCGCATCATCGTACAGACCTTCAACGTGGGAATGAATCTGTTGCTCTTGCGCCACAGCGCCGCTGCGGTGCGCTGCTACGAGTTGCGGGAGAAGCGTCTTAATCTGGATAGCGGTGTTTGCGTCGTTTTCCTGCCCCAGCAAAGTCAGTTGCCTCGCCTGTCCCAGCGTGTCCATGCTCGGCTTCAAGCCCTGAGCGGACATCTGGATTTCTATCGCGGCGGGAGACTTTCCGAAGTCCTTGACAACCTGATTCAGTTTTCCATTCGGGCCCGTGTACTGGTCTAGAACGTCTTTTACCTGTCCGGAGTTGGTTGTTTTCTTGAGTTCGATTTGCAACTCGTCGTCGAGCGCCTTCATGTGGTTCTGCGCAGCGATCTCATCGACATGCTTCTGCGCTTCCCGGATGTGCGCTTCGAGATCAAGTCCCGTGTCCGCAATGTCTCCAGAGGTGTCCGCCAACTGAGCAATATCCTGCCCAGGCTTGCCCGCCTGACGGGGATTTATGTATGGCTTATCGACGGATTGAAGATCGGGCACACCGGGAATCTGCGGCATTACCAGTCACCCCCTCCGCCGGCAGGTAACGGTGTCGGAGCTTTCGCACCGTAGTAGGCGGTCGATGCCTTCGTGAGGCCACTCAGGAATGAACCGATTCCGCTCATTGTTCCCGAGAACGCCGCAATCTTCCCGTAGTAGCGTTGCATCGCAGCCTCTTCAGTCCCAGCCTCTTCGATCTGTACGCTTTCCTTGGCTCCGCGCGCCACCGTTGCTGCCATGATGAGTAGCGGCGACCCTGAAGCAATGTCCACGCCAGCGGCGGCATACCGGCCTGCCTGAGTGCCAACTAAGGAAGAAAACTTTTGCTGATTCGCTTCCACTTGATCCCGCATATTCTCAAGCGTGATGTCGGCGTTGTAGTCGTCGGCTGCCTTCTGTTTCTGGCCGGACTCATATCCCCCGAATCCGCTCATCACTGAAGAGAGAACACCCACCCCAAAGTTGGCTCCCGATATGGATTGCGGCGTCATAGCTGTACCTCAAAGATACGCGCGTACATGGAGCAGGTTTCTCCGGAAGGGCCGAACTTCCTCATCGTTCCCTCGTAATCGAACCCAAGATGACGGAACAGGCGCTCAGAAACTCCCCGAGCGCAGGTAGCCTGAACTCTCTGGAATTCTCCGACGCTCACGAGAAGGGGAAGTTTTGCTCGCATAGCACGCAAGCACGTCAGGAGATGCTCTCGGAAGAAACGAGTCGGAAGCAGCCACGCTTCGCCACGGTGCCATTGGAGATTCACAATCCCTCCCGCAAAGACTGGTTCCCCATCGACAATCAGGCAAAGAGAAGAGCTTCCTGAAGTAAAGTAGGAGCGCCGATCAAGCAACGCCGCGAGTGCCGGCGAAACTCCAGCAAGAAGCTTGTCTAGGTGCTCGGGATTGAGTGCCACTACTTCGTATGTCATATCAATCCTGATTCGCGGAATCGCGCCAAACCAGACCTCGCAAAGTGAACGGCAGGGGATCGCTCTGGGTCACATAAAACGTCGATTCGTCGCTCCAGTCGTCGTCCATATCGCGCGTCAATTCAAGTGTACTCATTGCCGGAGGTTGCAACATTGTTCCCGGCCCGTAAGTGATGTCGTACATGTGGGCAGGATCGGTCCCGTACTCCCCCCCCATCGACTGATACACACTCAGCGTAACCCGATTGAGCTTTTGCTTCATACCCCGCGTCGTAGATCCCTGCGCGGACATCACAGGATTTGTCGGTCGAATCGTTATCTGGTAGGGAATCCCGATGGTGATGAGGTTGGAGAAGTAGGGAAACACTACCGTATCCGAGGTCACTATCGTCGGCTGAAGAATCACTGCACCGTCGCCCACCGCCACAACCTGTTGACCGAGAAGGTAGCTCATCCCAGTCACCTGATTGGTCACCTCCCGGACCGTTCCACCGCCCGTATAGACGCCAAACAAAGTTGAGTCCATTCCAACCAACTGGAATTCGTTTAGAACTGCATTGACCACCGTGTAGGCTTGAGTCGCATCCTGATTGATTTGCGTCATGCCTTCTACGCCCGATATCTGCACCGTCATTCCGTCTGTAAAACTGTGACCGGGAGCCTGGACCTCAACAGGAGTTCCATTGTTGATTCCCGTGATGGCCACAGGTGGCAATCCTTGCCACTGCTGACCACAGTTCACAAAGAAGGCATTCGAGAGTTGACCGAACAATTCTTGCGGCATGAAGTATTCGACGTACCGCATTGTCACGCCATTGATGGTCCGGTTGACGACAACGGAGATTTGATCCTCTATATTCGCTCCGCTGATGACCGCAACAGATTCAATGCTTCCCCCTTGGGTTTGCATATTTATGCGGAACCACGCATACACCTGATCCTGCGTGTTAAAGACAAGTCCGATCATTTGCCCATCATTGCGCACGGCCCAGAAAATCGGATAAGGCTCCGCCTGAAACGCGGTCTGTGCGATGCCGGATTGAGCCGAGGACGGACCTAGAGTTATGTTGCGGTTGAGGCGTGTCAGGTCGAAGTTGTCCCACTGGTTAGACACGAAGTTGAAGACCAAGAATGTCACGATTCTGGTGGACCGAGAGACGAAAATTGCTGATCCATTCACCAGTTGCGGCTGCAAGGGACTGACCCCGAGGTTGCTTTGCAGGGCCGCATTTACATTGGTTTGGCTCAGGGACGATCCGTTCGATCCCTCCACAACCCACACGCCTCCAGCACTGCCGATCAATAGAGCGTTGGGGGTTCCAATCATGCTGAGGAGTTGGTTTAGTTTGTTCGCAACCAAGGTGTATTGGAAAGCGTAATCGTCTTCGTTGGGATCGCAGATGAAATCGTAGTAATCATCTTGAACACTGCCATTGATCTGCACGGGATTGTTGTCGCTTCCTCCGATGGTCAAGCGCTCTTGGTAGAGAGTTCCGCAAGCTGGATAGTCTCCCGCCGCTGCGAAGAATGGAAAGACCGCGACTGCAAATCCACCGCTCACATAGGCTAAGTATCCGGTGGTATCGACTAGATTCCCGGTGTTGGCGTCAAGAAGGTCGAAAGAGCAAGTCCCGTCGCCATTGTTCACAAAACTATCGACGTAAAATTCCCCTTGATTAAGTTCGACCATCCCGCCGATGAGATTCATGTAGATTCGCTGATTGTTGCTAAAAACTGTAGTGGTCGCCGCAATCGTAACGACACCAGGGTTTGCCTTCGTGATCCCGGTGATCGACTGTCCGAGGCCGTTGTATCCGGTCTTCACAACGTCCAAAGTTCCGCGATATGTGGAACCATTGCCTAATGTTCCGGGGAGCGCTGGTGCATACTGCCATGAATTAGCGGCGAGTCTTTTAATCTGCGCCGGCGGATAGTTGGGATGGAAGACCCACAACACGTCCGCGCTTTGCGTTGAGCAATCGAGAGCGAATAGGTCGGCCTCGGCATACGGCGTGGTTAGCTCAATCGGCGGTTCCGCGAGGCTGGTTCCGTCTTCCCAAAACGCCGAGTTCCACGACAGTCCTGTCGCTCCAAAAACTAGAGGGAATTCATCGAATTGGTTGTTTGCGGTACATTCTGCTATCCAGTTTTGCGTGTTCCATCCCAGGGGGGCGTAGACAAGAGAAGGTACTGCGATCCACGGAGCCGCATAATAAAGAGCATTCGGAGTTACCGTCCAACCCGATAAAAGAACCTGGTTGCTCGTCGAAGCATTCAGTTCCGATAAAGCTCTAATTGCAGTCTCAATCAGGTTTGCAGCGTTGTTCGCTGCCGTTGTTTTAGCCAGCGCGATATTGATGCCTTGGTTTGGCGAACTCCCGGTAATCGTGACGCTAAGAACATCAGAAGTATTGGTCGTGAAAGTAATTGGAACTGTCTGAGCATTAGCCGTTCCGTAGGGCGCCGCGATGTAGAGTCCCTTGCGGTTTGGAGTCTGCCCTATGAAAGCAAAGAATGGACCCACCAGTGACAGGTTTGCAGCGACATACGCAGTCGCCGGATCATAGTTGAGGGCAGTGGGAAGAGTGACCGCCAGCCCCAAAGACCATGATCCTTCGCTCGCCCCTTCCCAGATACGGATAAGTCCCGCTGAGAGTTCGAGGATCGCCCCCTGAATTGTCGAAAACTGGAACGGGACGAGACGACTTTTTCCGCTCGAACCCGTCATCATGCTCTCGCTTGCGATAGTCTGCGAGTTGTTTACTATGTAGGTTCCCGTATAGCCAAGCCCCGAACCCAGAGCAGTGATGACGGTTCCCGCGGCGATGCCTGTTCCGTAGAGCGTCTGCCCAACACGGAGGCTCCCCTGCGCTACGGCTGTCACGGTGAGGGTCGTAGTGGCGATTGATCCGGTGAACATAGAACCGCCGCGGGCGGAAACCCCAGCGAAGTAGGTTCCGGGCATCTTCTTGGCACCGCCCTCGACGAGCGGTACGGCGTTTTCTAAAATTTTGCAGGCAGAATTATACTTGGCGATGTCATCTCGGAAGTCTACGAGAGGACTGCACTCCCCGGTGTTAAATGATTGACGTACAACGGCTAGCTTTCCACCACTAGGCATAGACTCTCCTATTTACATTATTATTTATTCCTGCTACCAGCGGAAATAGCGGCCGGCGTCTACCCAGGATGTGCTCCCGGCTTCGTCTTCGCTGAAATCGAGGCATTCGTTCTGGGCCTCGGCAGAATTCAAGCTGTCTTTGTACATCTGCTGCATCAGTTCAAACTTCGATTTGTCCTCCGTGACGCCGATCGACAACTCCATCGCCAATCGATTACAGAGGCAGTTCACGAATCCTGGCATCAGTTGTGTGTAATCGGAGATCAGTCGGATGTAGTTAATCATCGCCGGACCCCGGAAACCCATGTAATCCGTGAGCGCGTACCTCCCCGCAGGAAAGGGCAAGGAATACGGTGTCGGCGGGCATGTGATCGGCGACGACCAGCCAGCGGTAAGAGTCTCGATGACGTAAGGAGTGTCGTAGGGCCAGAACGGAGGATCTTCCCGCCTATACCATCCTTCGCCCTCTGGACCCCAGAGCCAGGCGAAGTGGTGTCTGTCCCTGGGGCGCTTGTGCGGGCGCACGAATCGGAGGAGGTCAGAGGGTAGAGCCCATGCAGCCTTGTAGGAATAGAGGGGGATGACTGGGCTTAGCTCAAGCTGGACTCGAGTCTTGGCGAATTTCCAGTCGCGCTCCGCCATTACCTCTCCAAACACGAAATCCCAAACCGCGAGACACTTAACGGCATTGGGGGAATTCTCGTTGACATTTGTAATTTGCCCACGAGCTCCTATTCTCCCCAGTGCAACATTACATATGCTGGTTTGTGAATAATTCACGCTTCCTCCGTCGCATCTGGTGAAGGCTTATGAACTGGCAGTTCATGCAAAGGATACGGAATCCGGAAGGGAATCCTTCTCTCTTTAGCCACTGGTAGAAATTTAGTCCCGCGTTGAGCCTGATACTTTTTCTATGTGCGTTTCCTCCTCCATCAATGTGATCCACACTTAAACATGGAATCCTGTCCTCGTTGCACAACGCACACTTCATCGTACCGTGGCTATACTTTTCTACCACTAACGTCTTCAGTTTAACCTTGTGCCGCCGAGAATTCTCTTCAACACGAGACTTCTTGACTGGATCAGCACGATTGGCCCGATCTCTAACTCGGGCTTTTTCGCGAAGTTCCTCAAGATGTTTTTCTTTATAGGTTTGGATGTAACCGAGAAATCTTTCGCGGACTTCAGGACGCTTTCTATACTCTCGCTGATAGTCTCTCGCGTATGCCCTAGCAGCATCTTTCTGGGATTCAGATTTATCGCCGTAGTTCAACCTGCCCCCTACGCCGGGACAGTTGCAGTCTCGGCAGTATTCCTGTGACTCTTGTTGTGGACTCTAATGGCGTACAGGTTCGGAAGAACCTCACCGCATGTTTTGCAGGTGAATGTCTTGCCCTTCTTCTTCCCCCGTTTTTCGATCACAACCGACTCGTCAGAAACCACTTCCTCGACGGCCTCAGTCTTGTGAACAGACCGGGTGTGAGTTCCAAGATCATTCAGAGATTCGAAAGGCTTCTGGCATTGCTTGCAGATGAAACCGCCGGGAGCGGGACTAACTCCAGTTCCGGTCATCGTTCGGTCGAACTCGAAAACGTAAATATTCCCGATCTTCATAACAGCAAGAGTACCGTCGTGCTCGATCTCATAAGTCTCGCCGGGATAGAACGAGAAACACTTCGGACTATCCCATGCGAGAGAGATGCATTTGGCTTGCACCTTCATTGTTCCCCACCTGTCTTGGGTCCAAACCATGAGGTCAGGTATCCCGTTGTCGCTGCGCCGCCGGCATTGGCCGCATACCAGCGCAGAAACTCCAGAATGGACGCTCCGTTGACGGGAATGAAGTAATGCGCTCCATTCACCCCCAACTGCGCCGCACTCAAGGTTCTCGCCGCGATGATGTTGGTTGCGGTGCCAATGAGTGCGCCCGTCGCCGATGACGTGAGAACAGAGAAGGCGATGCTGGTCGTCGCGACCGTCAACATGGGCGCCGTGATGACCAGGTGAATCCCCATCTCAACCCCGCCATCCCCAACGACTTCAGGCGGGAAGGTGTAACCCTTCTCCGCGTAGGACGGGAACTGCGGAAGCCACGGGTAACTTGCCCCCGTATTCGGTGCCCCGAAGTCGAGTTCGTTGTTCGAGTACTGCGCGCTTCCCGTCAGAGCATCGCCTAGCGTGTTCGGTCCAAACGTCATGGCAGTGCCGCCGGAGACGGTTTGCGAGATGTTGACGATGTAGGTTGTGCCTCCACCAAGACCGATGCCGGTCCCGAGGGCGGTAATGAAGGTTCCGGCAGTGACTCCGGGACCATTCACACTCTGCCCAACCACGATCTGACCGGTGGTCAAGGTCGTGACAGTAAGGGTGGTTCCGGAGATGGCGCAACTGGAAGCTGCGTTGATTGTCGAAGTGATCGGACCGGAGACGGAGGTTCCGGAGCCGTGCAACATTGCAACTGCATCTGTGACTGGCATGTGTCCCTCCTTAGCTCAGGACCGTTTCGGTTGAGAGAATCTTTTCGGCGACGTAGATCGGAATGTTCTGGAACTTGGTCACCGACCGTCCAAACACATCCGTCTCATTGGCGTTGAAATTGGTGTAGGCGTTGAGCTTCTGCGATACCGCGCGGATGTCGATTTGCGTCTTCAGCGCGCGGTTGACCAGAATCACCGTGCCGGAGCCCTCACCGCCCCGTGGCAGTTGATTCTTGGCCGCGATAAAGACGTTCTCGTCGAAGTTGTTTGCGGAAAGGATCGTCGGATTGATGTTCGCGATGCGCTGCACGGCACGTTCATCAGCGATCTGGATTCCCATATACCAGGTCAGCAAAGTGCCGAGAACCTCGTACATGGCATTTATTCCTATCGTTCCGAGCGAACTAGCGAGTTGCTTGGTGTACTGCCCAAGGTCTTCCACACTCAAGCCAGCGGGCGTATTGGGAGGATAAATCCCGTACACCGAGTCGTCGCCGAACTCGATCATCCATGCGCTTGTAACAGAGCCATTGGTAGCGCCGCCCTTCCACACGTTCGGCTGCCAGCTCGTGTCTCCGTTTGGGTAGGATGCAGTGGTGTTGAAGCGGGTAGCCAGGCCATTGAATGCTCCGGGGTTGGTCGCCAGGTTTCCGTAAATCAGGGTGGACTCCATCAATTGAAACAGTCCCTCTACGTGGTTCATGTCCTGGTCCGCTCGCCATGCGTTCGGATCGTTCTGGATCATCCAGAGAGCCTTGTCCACTTCGCTTCGATCCTCGAAAAGAGCGATGGGGTCGTTGATGGGAGTGTTCTTCGATGTCGTCGGCTTGATTCCCTCGTTCCAGCGGCGCGTCGAGGCCGTGGGAAGAGAATCGGTGCGGACGGCAATGTTCGAAAGGATGTTGTTTGAGGGTTTGAGTGGCATCATCCTGACCAGCGGTGTCATGCGGTCAAGGATGCGTGTGGGGAGAACGAATCTCGCCCCTGCATCGGCGGACGAATAATTCGCCACGATGTCGGTAAACGTGGAATATCCCAGTTGGGAAATATCGGCCATGTCGAGCCTCCTTTAGGCTCAGGACTTTTTCGGAGGAGCGGGACTTTTCGAGTAGCCGATGAAGGTGGACTTCGCCGAACTCCGACTCATCCCTCCCTGTGGCGACTTGTCCTCGCCGGTCAGGGCAGCGAACTTTAAAAGCATCCTGATCGTGGTCGCCCGGTATGCCGAGTTCCCATTCTCGAACGCCTTGTCAAATTCGCCCTCTCCGTACTTGGTCCACATCCGTTTGGCCAGTTCCACGCTGGTATCAAACTTGTCGCCCAACTCGGTTCTGAGCTTCTGTTCATTGGTCGTAATTTCCTGCTGACGCTGCGCATTCGCAGCCTCCACAAGTTTCTGTATCTGAGCGTTAAAATCTCCGCTCAGTCCATCGGCTTGCGCGGCAGTAATACCACGCCTATGAAATTGGGTTTTCCAGAAGTTCGTCCACTCGGGGGCATTCTTGTCCTCACCTTGTAGTTTGTATTCACTGGGCTGTTTGGGTCGTCCCAAAGCGTCGTAGTAGAGGTTCCGGTCCTCATCGCTCGCGTCATCCGGCAGTTTGGGCACATAGTTGCTCAACTTTCCCTCCAGTTCGGAGACCTTCGACCGCACCGCAAGATCGTCTTTGGCAAAATCGCCAACCGTCTTGAAGGCTTTGAGGGCTTCGTTCTCTTTGAGATCGTCGGGCAGACCAGCGCGCCATCCCAGGGATTCCGTCTGTGTCTGAGAATCGTTCGTCGTTTGGGTATTGTCAGGCATATGTTTCTCGTTTCAATAGTACACCGTCGTGTCAAGTCCTCTTGACTGAAGGCGACTTGTCATAGTCGATCATCTGGTTCGGCGGTCGCTTCTTCTTCTTCCATTGGTCAAAGAGCGATCTGCGACTTGCCATAGCTGGCTTCGTGTCGTCGTCGAGCGCGGCATTCGAGGCATGACCAGTCGAGCCACCCTTGCCGCCGCCTTTTGCTCCACCAGCCATGGTCACTCCTACGAAGTCGGGGTTGTGTCTGCCGTCACACGCTGCACGTCGCCGGCAACCGAGTCCATGAACAGGAGAGCCGCCTTCAAGTTGACTACGGCGATTCCCGTCATGCCAGTCACCTTGAAGGTAATGGTCTGCCCGGAACCGTTGTTGACGACAAAATGTTTTCCTGGAACCAGCGCCGGGAATATGGCGTTTGCCGCACCGCCCGCAAGGATCACGGAGTATACGGACCCTGCCGTTTCCTCGGGATTCATATTCCAGTCCGCAGTACCGGAAGCGTAACTGTGCGAAACATTCTTATCGACCGTGAAGGTAGCCTTGCCAGCTTCCTGCGGATACCTAATTCCGCTAGGTCCCCCATACCGTTCATTGTCGTAATACGGCGCTGTTCCTGCCATGTCATTCTCCTTTTTGAATCATTCCAAAGTCTTTGTACAGCCCGTTGAAGGCACCGGCGTGCTCCGCGATGATTACTGCCAGAGAGTATTCACCCAATCTCACCGGGTCATCCGCGTTCAGTGTCTTCCCAAAATGCCCCAGCGTCAAGATGTCTCCCAACACTATACGCCCCTCGGCCGTTCCGAAGACGTTCTTGTACCTCTGCTGCATGTCCTTTGCTTCCTGAAGAAGATCACGCTCCGGCATCGCCGCCTCCTATATCTCAGAAAACTTAAGCCATTTTGAGATGCGAATCGGAATAATCCATCTCCAGATATAGAAATATCGTGCGTATTCCCGCCTCTCATATGGAACTGAGGCGGGATCTGATGATACTAGCATCTTGCCCCAAAGAGAGTCTCCCAGATCCCGCATTCCCCTCCAACCTTTACAGCTAATCATCATGATCCCGATTCTCCTCCACCCATCAATTCCTTCAAAATGCTTCCAGACTCCGGAGACTTGCTCAATGCAGCGGCAGCCTTGGCCATCTTCGGCACGACATCAGCAGTCTGCTCCTGCTGGGCCCGCTGATTGAGTTTCTGCAAAATTGCAGCGAAAGTCTTTTCGTCGTACACAACATCGACGGGAGCATTGACTGCATCCCTTAGCGTTCTCAAAATCTGCGGAGCGTTGATTGCGTGGATGATGGTTGGGTCCATCTGAGCAACCTGTGCGGTCAACTGGAGGAATGAAGTGATCGAACGAACCGTGGTCAGACGGGTCTGGGCCTGCGCTAGGGGTCCGAGGTACTGGACCTCAACCGGACCATGTATCGATTCGAGCAGTATTTGAGGGGGAGAAGGAATTCGGCCTGCCTCAGCCTCAATCGAGTACACACGAGCGATAAGCGGATCAAACGCCTCCGATTGAAGGTTGCCCACTCGGGTTCCCAAAATTGCGGCTTTCTCTCCCTGAAGTTCCTGCACCTGGTCGATGACCATGCGCGAGGTATTGCTTGCTCCGGCCAGTTGTGAGAATTTCTGAAACACGTCGGTATAGAAGTGCTCATTGATAACCGCCACCACGCGGTCCTGAAACTCGATATTGAAGGGCAGGTTTTGTACACCTGTTCCATTGAGGGGCATCGGCGCCCGCGTGCGAATGTCCCCGCGATTGGATTCGATATACGTGATCCCGTTCGGATCCCGCTGAATAGGTCCACGAAGGTCGGAATAGGCTACTAGGGGCGGCTCGGCGGCACGCTGCGCTGTTACTAGATTGGTTCTGGCCATCTGGTTGATCTTGGCAATCGAAACGAACGCATCGTGGGCCGGACCTCTGCCATAGACCTCATCCGAGTTCTTTCGCCAGCGCCATGAAATCATAGGCATGGAATCGTATCCGCCCTCTTCGGCGATGACGTTCTTTGAATCCGCGAGCGCTGTAGTCATTTTGCCCGGAACGAGAATCTTCCCGCCCCTGCAATAGACCCACTCCGACTCCCAACGCTTACCCTTGGCGTCGATGCGCTGCGGTTCGTAGTCCTTGCGCGGGTAAATCGCGTGGAGTACGTCACGCTCCGAGTGCATATTCGATTCATAGTCCCGTTTGAAGTTGGGCTCGATTGAGCACATCTTATCCCAACTGAACTTCTGCTCAAGCTGGCGCAGCGTCTGCTTAAAGACGCGATAGTCCGTATCCACTTGTCCAAATTGATTTTCTGCAATGAAGCACTCGCGGAAGTGAGGAACCTGAAAAACAATTGTTCCACGTGGAACATCTTCCTCGATCACCATATGTGCTGTCCCGCACGTTGCTCCATCGGAGATGAATTCGGTCACTACATCGTAAAAGTTGCTCCGATTGAACGCCGAATACATGACCGTCTGGCAGTCCTGAAGCCACTGCTGGACCTGGGGATAGGAATCAACCCTTTCGCCGGTCCAGCTTCGCATCTTCGACGTGCGGGGAAAGTTGAACTTACCGGGAAGCTCCAAAGCAAACCACGGCTGGTTCCTCGAGCACAAATTCCCGACCATCCCATCTCGTAGCTTGTTCCGAGCGAGCATAGCGGTATCGTCATAAACAAATTGCCCGGTCTGCTGTCCGTCCCACAGGTCACGGTCTGTGATGAACCTGCGCCCGTGGTTAACATACGCGATGATGTTGTCTATTGCCGGTTCCCAGAACAGCCGTTGTTCGGCAAGCACGAGCAGGTATTTCAGGCAGTCCTTCGCCTTCTGGTCATCATCCCGTTTCCCAAGTTTGGAGAGGGTTTCGCCTCGCTCTCTGGTGTAGGTCTTCGATGATCCGAAGGGATAAGTCATGCTCCCAGAGTCGCTTTCTGCGTCGTAGCCGTTCCCGCCCCGAGAGGATTTGTCAGCACCGTGGACGCCATGCCCCTGCGCTTGGCCAGGGCCGTAGCCTGGGCCTGTGCCGCCGCGTTCGCGGCATTGGCCTCATCGGTCGCGGTATTTGGCGTAGTGGGTGCCTTGGGCATCTCGGCGATAGCGACGCCGGTCGCCGCGGCACCGATGCCGGCGGCAATGAGCGGAATAAAGGGCAAGAGGGGCGCGATTTTAGGCCACCTTTCCCATTATTTCAGATAGAATGGGGTTGTGGGAGTCGTAAGCTCCCGCACACTTAAGGTCTAGGAGGACCATCCATGCCAACCCCATTGCAAAAATTGTATCCCAAAGAGACCGACGAGCAGCGCCGCGCCCGCCTCTGCGCAAATACCAAACGTCACTACCACCGAAACATAGAGAAAATGAGAGCCAAAGATCGCGCTCGCTATGCAGAGCGTAGGGAGGAAGTTTCTGCAAGAAAGAGAGCGGCGTACGCTGCTGACCGCGAGAACAAGATAGCCACTGTCGTAAGGTGGCAAAATCGAAACCCTGAAAAGGTAAAGCAATCCCAGAAAGAAAGAAACTTATGGAGATGGTATGGATTAACGATGAAAGATTTTGAGTCTCTTTTCTTAAAGCAAGGGTCGATGTGTCCGATTTGCTTATGTAAGTCCCCGGAAGGGAAGAACCCGTGGCATGTTGACCACGATCACAAAACGGGGCAGGTGCGCGGCATCCTCTGCTCTCCGTGCAATTTGATGCTCGGCCATGCAAAAGATAATCCACAAACTCTCCGTGCTGCTATCGTCTACCTCACCTGCAAACCATGGTACAACGGGTTGGCCGAAACCGCACGATTATCTCTCGCAAGCAGCATCCGGGCAAACTCTTGATCGATCTCCTGCTCCGGCGCTTTGTACACCGGCTGCTCGAGCGCAGCGTAGCGCACGCAGTCGCAGGCATCTTTGTACTGCTCCTCTGGCTTGTCGGTGCCTTCCTTCCACTGGTAGTTAAACATGTCCTGAATCGGACCTCGGTTCCCTTTGCAACCTTCGGCCGCGAACATCATGCCGGGAAAGCTGGTTCCCTTCAAGGTTGAATAGTGGGGCTTCAGATACTCCTTGACCATCTTGTGACCCAAGGCAATGTCTCCCGGCGCCGAGTGAGAGAGCACGATATGCTTGATTCCGGCCTTATCCAACTCCTCTTCCCACGTTGTCTCGAATTCCGCCGTCTGACGGGTCTGCGATCCATACTTCGCGTCGAGGATCACCATCCCGGCCTCTCGATAACCATGCTCGGCGCGCTTCACCTTTACCTGGCGAGCAATCGAATCGATGGTCCCAGAAGCTAAGAGGTAAGTGTACCAGTAGACCCGGTTTGCTGCTTTGCCGTTGACCACAATCTCTTCGGGGGAAACAGCCCCAAACAACCACCGGGTAGGTCTAGCATCGTGAGGATCGACTACCTCAATCCGCATCCAGTCGCGCGGGATCTCGAAGTCTTTATAAATGTGAGCGTCGCGGTCGAGTTCTTTGTATACAAGACCGGACAAGTGTTTCCATTTGCCTTCTTCGCGGGCTTCCCTTTCGTCTGGGTCTGTGATGTTTTTGAGGAAGTTTAGAATACCGGCTCTAGGCAAAAATCCCATCACCGCCCCGCATTTTGGGCAATGAGCAACCGGCCGTACCTGACCCGGTTCCAACCTTTCGGGATCGTTTTCCGGAATCGTCAGTTCACAAGCTCTGCACCAGTCCTGGCAGTTATCCCACGTAGAACCACGGAAGACCGCAATCTCCTGATCGTCCCCGCCATTGTTAAAAGCGTGAAGTGACAATAAATCATAGATATACGCCTCTTTCAATGGCGTCATGGTGAGGATCATGGATCCGTTTGTGGACATTAGTCCACGGGTAGCCGCGATCAGAATCTCCTTTGGGGGCGGTTCATCGAAGTGAACCCAATGTGAAATGACACCTTCCCACGTCTCCGCCGGCTGAACATACGACCGGAAGTTGATCGTCGATCTGTTATCCAAGGTGAGGCTTTTGATCGATCCATCTGAATACCGGCTGAGGTCCGTAATCATTCCCTTGGGGATCAAGCTCATAAACTCCGGCTCGATCCGCATCGCCAAAGTCTGACCAGCCACTTCGCAACCCACAATTCCACTGTTCGGAACCTGAATGGGAATCTTGAAGTCGGGATCACTTTGCAGAAGCCAGGGACGGAACCCAAGGGCGTGAGCGATGTCCTCCGCTACTCCCATAGTCGTTTTACCGACCTGATTTCCACTTTCAAACAGTCTTGTCCTTGGCGTCCTTCCACGCGCGTTCTTCATGCGAATAAAGGGTTCCTGCGCCCGATTCATTTGCAGGAAGCCAATTCTTATGTAGCTCTCGATCCTACCGGCAATCTTGGCGATGCTCGCCGGATCATCCCTTGAGTAGCCTTCCAGCAAATCCGGGGTCGCCTGCTGTCCTCTGCGCGCCATCAATCAAAACTCAACCACTTGAACAATTTGAAGCGCAAGGTTGATTCCCGCTTGACCATGTGACCTGTCGGAGTCAACGGGAACAGGAAAAAACGATTAAGGCAATACATCCAAACTGGAGCCATTGCATCATCCTAACGCACCGAGGCAGCGGGCGTGTCTCGGCTTCAGACTCGGCCCGCTGCCAGGGAGAGGAACTTTAAGCTGCCGAACCTTTTGCCATCGCTGCGAGATGAGCTGCGGTCGCACCGGAAGCTGCTCCTGCCGCCGAAGGAGTAGACGGCGTAGAGAACTCAACCGCAATCGACTCAGTAATCCCCACAGGAGGAACAACCGCATTGACCTGGATGGTGATTGACTGAGTGAATGGCGTAACCGCGCCGTTTACATCGGTCACTGTAGCGGACACGGAACCGGGGACAGCTCCCGTCGAGGCCGCAACTCCTGTGACAGTGGCAGTGACTCCATCGGGGTTTAGCACCACGGTCGCGGACGGGTCCGAGAACGTGTACGAGACGGCAGAGACAACGCCGCCTGAAGGTGTCACGCCATCGGCCAGCATGGGAACGATGGACGCTTGCGAGGTCTGTCCTGCATTCAGGACTAGGACATTGTTTGCCATGGGTGAATCTCCTTTGAAGCGAACCACTATGTAGTGTGTGAGATGTTTTGGGTGAAGCTCGCGCTCAATCTCGTCAAGCTCCCTGAGAATGCGCTGATCGTCCTTCAGAATTTCGCGCTCAATCCGGTCTCGATGCATCTTCGACCTCGCACACATTCTAACCCAAATCGCTAACCGCATGTATGTCTAATCCGGAACATCACGCAGCACGGCGCCACTGCCCAGGCCTGTCCCTCGCTTCAACAAATACCGGAATCGCCTGCGGAAACACCTCCACAATCCGTATCACGCGAACGGTCGTCACAACAGCTACGGGATGTGTCGCTTTGGGCATCGTCTGCACACGCACAGACTAGCACAATCCCATGTTTACTACTTTGGTTCCATCACGAAAATAAACTCTTTTACGAGGAAAATCCGTGCCGCTGTTGGTACGCGTTGGACCCACCCCCGGCCTAAAGGGGGCATAGGGGTGGGGTCCAGATTGCTTTATTGTATGTGATTGAATCAGAACAGTTTATTTATTATTCGCAGCATCGTTTCGCTTATCTGCCGAGATTGGCGAAATGTCATCGATTGATACGCTGATTGTACGCGGATTGGCTCGCTGTGCCTTGATCGCTTCTACTACGTCGAGCATCTGTATCATACTGATTCCAGTGGCTTGCCCGCGCACTAGACGTGCCTTGTCCTCGAGGATTGCAGCCGATGTTACGCGGGCCATCAACGGCGCTTTTGTAATCTCCGCCGCTGTCAATGACTCAAGAATCCTCAGTTGCAGTGCGTCATAAACTTCCGCCTTGGTTGTCTGGAAGTCCAGCAAGGTCGCTGGTGATCGATTGTCTAAGAAGGTGTTAAGTACACACGACACATTCTGTCGAGTGCATCCAACCTTGCGAGCGATGTCGCTTTTGGATAGCTCGGGATACCTAAGAGCTAGCTTTCTGATCTTTGGTGCGACGCCGATCTTCCCGAGTTGAGGGGCTGTTTCGCTGGTCGCCATGACTGGAATTATGCCACAATCGCGGGAGAATGGCGGGTAATCTGCTCACGTTCCCATCCGAGCAGTCTACCACTGCAATGCTTTGAGCAAGTCCGCGGGATGTTGGAATTGGTGATTGTGCGCGGGAATAGAGCCTTGCACCATTCACAGCGAAGTGCGTTGCTCATTGTGCTGTGTTCCGCTTCGCATAGGGTCTAGCTTAGCATATGCCCGAACAGGTGCCATTCTAAAGGCTTTAATAGAGTTTTCGCCTTCCATTCATTTTATTTCGCTATACCTCTCACATTTCGCTTGACAGTATGGCGAAACAGGTCTAGTGTTGGTTTCGTACTGAAGCGGGTTCCACGCTCACGGAGCTACGATCATGCGCGGGGTTGTCCACATTGCGAACGCGTGCTCAGTGACAATGGCGCGCAGGATCGCCAACGCACTTAACATCTACCGCACCAACAAGAAAGGTTACTGACCATGCAGCTATTTATCGCACTTTGTGCTCCTACCCTCGCCGTGCTGTCGATCGGCGTTGCCCTCTACTGCTTCAATATCGCCCGTGGCGTGAGGCGGTGGCTATGACGCTCAAGGCTTTCAGCTATCTCAGAGTATCTGGCCTGTCTCAGACGGCAGGAGACGGCTTCCCACGCCAGCGCGCGGCCATTCTGGAGTATGCAGCCAAGAACGACCTTGAGATTGTCGAGGAGTTCGCTGAGAACGGGGTGAGCGGCACAACTGACCTGGACGACAGGCCGGCGCTGGGTGCATTGCTGGCAGCGCTCGAGGCGAATGGCATCAAAACCATTGTCTGCGAGAAGATCGACCGCCTGGCTCGTGATCTTTTGATCCAGGAAACCATCATCGGCGACATGCAGCGGCACGGCTACACGCTCGTTTCAACGATGGAGCCCGACCTGTGCTCGACAGACCCCAGCCGCGTCTTCATCCGGCAGGTGTTCGGTGCCTTGGCGCAGTATGACCGGGCTACCTTGACCGCAAAGATGGCCGCCGCAAAGGTTCGCAAGCGCAAGGCGGATCCCATGTGGAGCGAGGGCAAGAAACCATATGGGATGCTTGAAGGCGAGGCTGCAATCCTGACTTTCATGGACATGCGACGCAGGTCAATTCCGCCTACAACGTTTCAGCAGATTGCCCATGAGTTGAACTACGATAAGAAATTCGCCCGCTCCGGCAAGCCTTGGACCGTTGGCGCAGTCCACAAAATCCTGCAACGAGCGTGGCACGGACAGAAACAGCAAGAGCCGCTTCCCTAGCGGCTCCGCTGCATCACAGCTAACGATGCTCCTCCCTCTACCGCGCGAGGGGCTGCGCGATCTTAGCTTGTGGGCGGTGTCAGTGGCGTCCCGTTTGGCAGCAATGCAAGCACGCTGGCCGCTGTCACAGGCACTCCGGCTGCGCTGGCCCATGCGCTGATAGCCGTATTTGCCAAGCCTTCAAGGGATGCGATGGCACTCACGGGCAGCGCCAAGGCTGGGTCCAGCGCTTGGATCTCTGCCAGTACCTCGTTAGCTACCTGCTCAATCTCCTGCACCACACTGAGAACTGATCCGGCCGTGGGCATTAATTGCCACCTTTCGTGTAGAGTGCTTTGATGTCAGTGATGATCGTGGGAAGTTGCTGAATAGCTACATTCACGTCAGCTTCGAGGGCTGTAAGGCTCGCGGTCGTTCCGCCGGCCGCCTTGGCCTCTTCGTAGGTCACCATCGAATCCACGGCGGTCGTCTGAAGCTTCTTTGCCTTGTTGACCGTATTGTAGACGGCTGTCGAGTGCGGCAGGCAGGCCGTAGCCGTGGGAGCGCAGGGAGCTGTGGCCGAGGCTTCGTAATCGGCCTGGGCCTGGTTGATGACGGCTTGGGATGCCGCAAGCATCTTGTAGGTGGTCTGCTCCCAATTTGTGCATCCGAAGATCAGCATGAGCGGGATTGCGAATAACATGAGTCGTTTCATGGGGTTCCTTCTTTCAGTTTGCCCGTGGCGTTGCGGCGTTGACCTCAGCCTTTGTGGGTGGGTTGGGGCTATCTGCGATAACCAGAGCCTGCGATACGGTCCCGGCGGAGCTGCTGGAGCGGCTGTATTTGAGGATCAGAACCACGAGCGCCCCGATGTCTGCAACGATCTTCGGATGCGCCCCCACAAGGCTCAGAACGAAGTTACGGAATTGCCCATCTGACGTGTAGAGTGTCGCAAAGGCGATCGCGGCCATCGCTACCGAGTGGGCGGTGATGTTTTTGCTCCTAACCCATGCGACGAATTGCGCAATCAAGGCGTTCATATTCCCTTTCACATCATCCGATGACGGTCCCAAGCCATCAGGCCCAGAATGGCCACCAGCGCGACGAAACCAGCGATTATGAGGGTCATGGATTCACCTGCACGGCAGTATACGCCTCGGCACCGTTCGTCTCGCCTGTCAACGCCATTCTACGCTGCTTTGTCAAGGCTCCGTTGTAGGAGATGTGGATGCAGGCCGGTATTTGCGTGCCGGGATCCGTTTCGAGGATAACTTGGTCAAAAGGGAGATGCGACTGGAGCCGTATCCAATCGAACGCAACCGTCAAATCCACGGCCAGCGGACGGAAGTCAGCCGCCGCGTTCTGGCCCTGATAGAGATGCTGCGAGTCCGGCGCACCGCCTACCGCCGCGTTGTGCTGTGGGTTCCTGTACCCGCAGGTAATCAGGATCGGCCCGAACTTCGCCCGCAGTGGCTCCAGAAGCACGTTGCAGAGCACCATAGCGTTCGCCACGATCGTTGGAAACGCCCCGGATACGCCTAGCTCGGTGTCGGCGAAATGGGGCGAAAGCTGCATGGCCTCATCATAACGCGATTTGCGCCGAAAATCCCGCAAATCATCGCAGGCGATTACTTCACGCCAGGCCTCACGTTCAACAGAAGACTCACGAAAGAGTAAATGCGGCATGATTCGACCTACAATCGGGTGGTATGGGCGAAGGGATTCATTCTGTGAGAATTTGCTTGAAAGTGGGCGCGTGATGTTAGATAATTGCAGACAGTCGGCCCCGCGCAGACTGTGGGTGAGTCGGGTAGCTCCCGGTTCCGTTCAAGTGGTGAGGGTGGTTTCCAAGACTGCCCTCGCCAGCCTCACTTGGAGAGGATTGATGGCGAACGCATGGTTTCGTTTCTATTCCGAGTTTGAAGACGACCCCAAAGTCCAACTGATGTCCGAGGCTGACCAGCGCCGTCTCGTGCTTTTGTTCTGCCAGCGATGCAAAGAGCAAAAGCGCACCGATGTGGAGCAGTCTTTCAAGTGGCGCGTGAGCCTCGATGAGATCGCCAAAACGAAGGCCGTTTTTGTCCAAAATGGATTCATCGACGAGGAATGGAACCTGATCCACTGGGACAAACGTCAATTTCTCTCCGATTCTTCTACTGAGCGCACCAGACGCTATCGGGAACGGAAGAGAACGTCACCGGAACGTCACGATGTGACAGATGTGACAAAGCGTGACGGCCTAGATCAGATACAGATCAGATCAGAACAGAAACAGAACAGAGGCAGATCAGACCGTGATCTGACCCCCCTCGTTTCTATTTTTTCTAAGGTACCAACCAAACCTCCCGCCCTTCCCAAAAACCGCAACGAGATGGTAGCGGCTGGGTACGCTTTTTCAAACACTCGCCCGTGCCAGATTTGCGGCGAGGAATTGCAGTGGTTCACATCGCCCAAGGGTGGGAGCATACCAGTTCTGGCCGAGAGCGGCGCGGTGCATTTGGGCAACTGTGCCAAGATTGCGAAGGCGAACAGCTAGGAGATGGCGGGAAACCGTTAAGGCTTGCTATGGGTGAAAAAGAGAAAACGGGATACGAGGCGTATCTGCAAACAGAGCTTTGGGAGACAATTCGCTCCCGAATTCTGAAACGTGACCACAACCTTTGCGTCCGCTGTGGGGATTGGGCAACCCAGGTCCATCATCGCAATTACAAGAGACGAACGATGTGCGGCGGAGACGATAAGGCGCTCGTTTCCCTATGCGCGATCTGTCATCGGAACATCAGTGTGAAACCTAGTGGGCAAAAACGTCGGCGGAGCCAACAGGAGCGATTGCTTAAGCTAAAGCCTTGGAATCATAAAGAGATTGCAGCGGCTACCAAAGAGAAACCCCAGCCTCTGACTAAAACCGAACGGTGGCGGCGGGCGCTCGAAGGACCTCCAGAGCTACAGCTTGCCGCCTGGTACAAGATATATGGCCGGTAGGGCGTCGCTCTCCCTGCCTCCCCGCTCCTACCTCCCCAAACCACAACCTGTAGTGGTCCTGAAAATAATCACCACAAGTGCGCATTTTCTTGTTGACACGCTCGGCAACGCGTTGCTAATCTTGTCAACGTTGTTAAGGGTAGCCGCTACCAGCGGATGGTGAAGCAATGACTAGATATGGCAATAACGCGCGCGGCGTCCGCCAGATGATTGAGGATGACCGCCGAGAAGCCCACGCCGAAAGCATGGAGATAACTAAAAAGTCCGCCGAATGTGCTCACTGCGGGAAACGAATCGTTTGGAATGTGGCCACTCATGCTTGGGAGCATAGGCCAGCAGTTACAGGATTGAAGCCTTGTGCTTGCTATGTTTTGGGGAATTACATACTTGACTCCCTTGGAGGGATGAGTGGCTGATTCAACATCTGTGCTTGTGACTCAAATAGAGCGAATCGTGGAACCGTCGTTCCGTAGGACTCGCTACGCGAAGTTCCAACGACCAACCGGCTATTTCCTCTGCGATGCGTGGTTTGAGGATGGCAAGCCAAGAATGCAAATACGTTCAGGCATTGACAGGTTGGAAGATGCGGCAATCGTGGCCACTGCGATACACATGGCGATTGATTGGCTCCTCGAAGAAACGGCGCGCGGGGGCAACATTCCCGCGAAAGAACTTGCGAGGGACTCAAGTATATAAGTCCCATGTTTTGCGCTTCGCAACTCCGCGACGGGGGTCTATCGAAAAGGTGGAAAAAGCATGACTTACGACGACTGGAAACTCGAATCGCCAGAAGAGGAAGAGTACCGGCTATCCAACTGTCAACGTCGAGCCAAGTCCCGCGCTGAATGGATGGAAGAGCACGCCGATTACTTGCTGGAAGAGCGCCGCGAAGCCGAAGCCGACCACGACCGCGACTGGTATCAGGAGAACGATCCCCAGTCTTTGGTCGATTCGATCAATGCCGCCAATGCCGGTAATCCGAGGAAACCATGAAGACCTACACCGACGCCGATGTGATCGCAGGACTTGCATCTCGCGTGGCTGGTTCCAGCTACCGCGCCATCGCGGATGAACTAGGCGTGGACTTCGCGTATCTCTGCCGCGCCATCAACGGCGACATTGAGCTGCCTGAGAGCATCGCGATCGCGGCTGGATACTCAGCAATCCCACAACCCATACGCACATGGAAGCTTGTCAGGAAGGACGCAGCATG